TACGGAGCTGACGTTCACCCGCGAGATGCAGATGCGCGACATGTTCGCCATGGATGACCAGGTGGGGGGCACTCGCCGCACCTGCGCACTGTATGCCTCTATGGCTGGTGTGCCGTTCGACGTCGTCGCGCAGATCACCAATGCTGACATGGCCGGCGCCGCGCGGGCGGTCGCGGCCCTTTCGGGAAAGCCCTCACCCGCCGAGAGCGGGGAAGCAGCGGCCAAACCGAGCGCTGGGACACTCTAGTCGGCCGCGCTGCACCAGTTCTGCACATGCCGCCAATCATGTGGGCAGATCTGCCAGTGGACGAAGGCGTTCGCTGGCTGGGCGTGGCGGCTCGCATCGTAAAATCCAAGAGGAAAGCCTAGAAACATGGCCGTCATCGAATCCAAACTGCGCGTCACACTGGATGACCAGGTGTCGGCCGAGGCGAGGCGCGTTGCCGGCGCAGTCAAGGAAATGGAAGCTGCTGCCGAGGCGCAATCGCGCGCGATGGCGGATGCGCGCGGCCGCATGCTGGATGCTGTGGCGGTTGGCTGGGCAGCCTATGAGGCGTTTTCAGCACCCACCGAAGCTGCTGTCGATTTCGAGCGTCAACTTGAGAACATCCGCCAGAAAGCTGATCTCACACGCGAGGCGGTTGTCGCGCTAGGCACCGAGGCTCGGCAGCTCGGCCTCGATACTGCGCAGGGTGCCACACGCATAACGAACGCAATCGATGTGTTGTTAGGCACCGGCATTTTCGATGAACAACAGGCACTTAGTGTGGCCGGTCCGCTTGGACGGGTTGCTACTGCTTATGAAGCAGATACGACTGACGTTGCACGGGCCACCGCGTCTCTGGTTGGCAACATGAAAATCGGGGTGAACGAAGTCGAGAGGGCCTACGACATGATGGCCCAAGCTGGACAAGAGGGTAACTTCGAGCTGAAGGACATGGCGAGAGAGTTCCCGGCGATAACGGCTGGCGCGGTGGCAATCGGTGTCGCAGGGACTGAAGGTCTAGCAGACCTACTAGCAGCTCTTGAAGTTGCAGAAAAAGGCGCCGGGTCGCCAGCTGAAGCCGCGACTAATCTTGCGAACTACATGAACAAGATCATGGCTCCGGACGCTATCAAGAAGTTTGGGGCAGCCGGCGTTGATATCGTCAAGGAAATGCGTGCGGCATCGGAAGCAGGCCTCTCGCCGCTGGAACGATCCTTAGAAATTCTAGGAGAGCTTACGGATGGCGGGAAGCAGGAACTGCTCGGTCAGTTCTTCGCCGACTCCGAAGTTCAGAAGTTTATTCGTCCCATGCTTACCTACATGGAAGAATACCGCCGCATCCGGCAGTCGGCGCTCGACGCGGAAGGCGTCGTTCAAGCCGACTTTGAATCGCGCCTTCAAACACCTGGCGGCGCTATTTCCCGCTTCCAAGCGTCGATCGAGAATTTCAATCTTACCGTCGGTGAAGCCCTGCTTCCGAAGCTGACCGAGTTCATCAACGCCGTGACACCCATGGTGGATGGCGTTGCTCGGTTCGTCGACGCGAATGACCAGCTGGTTGCCGCCATTTTGGAAATGGTCGCTGCTATTGTGGCCCTGCGGGTTGCAGCGGCGGCGCTTGGGTTCGCCGGGGCGTTCTTCGGCCTGGGCGGCAAAAAACCATCCCTCGGCTTTGGCGGGCTAGGCGGGGGGAGTAATGGGCGACCAGGTGCTGGCGGCACTGGGCCTGCTGTTGGCGGCGCAAAGACTGGGCCGAACTTTGGTGGCTGGGGTCTGCTGGGCTTCAACGCCCTTGGCATCGGGTCTGACATGGCGTCATTTAGTGATGCGGTGAAGCAAGATGGCGGGGCAGCCTGGTTCGCCGAACGAAATGCCCGCGACAAGCAGATTAACGACTGGCTGCTCGGGCTCGACGTTGGTGGCGTGAAGCCATTCGCCGCCATGGATGCGTTCAGCAATGCTTTTCACCGACCCGACAGCGAAGGCGGCATTGGCGGCGGCTATACAGGCGCCACGCAGGGGCAGATCGACGCGCTCAAGCAGCAGATTGCGCAGCTCGATGCCGAAATCGCAGAATGGCCTGAAGAGGGCATGGAGGCGCGTAGGGCCGGTCTCGCCGAGAAGCTTACGGCGATGGAAGCCGAGCTGGCGGCGAGCAGCAACACTGTTGCTGCAGAGTTCGGCTCCATGTTGGCGCGAATGCGAGCCGCTGCAGCTGCCGGCGTAACCATTCCGATCCGAACCTCTGGGCCAGCATTGCCGCAGGCGGTTGATCGCTCACTACCAGGCTTCAGCAACGGCGGCTGGGTTAGCGGGCCGGGATCGGGCACCAGTGACAGCATTCTGGCTTGGCTATCCGACGGTGAGTATGTCGTAACGGCCGATGCGGCCCGTCAGTATTCCGGTCTGCTCGACGGCATCAACTCTGGAAACGTCGGCAGCCTTGCTGCTGGGTCCTCAGCCGCAATGGGCGCTCGCTCCGGAATTGGCGACGTCTCTATTCACCTCGGTGGCGTCAGCATCACCGGCGTGTCGGATCCCGAACAAGTTCTGCAACAGCTTGAAGATCGGCTTACGGCCAAACTCAGGGACGCCCTCGGGGGCATCTACGCTGATATCGAATATGCAGGGTAAAGGACATGCTGTTTCAAATCGGACCTCTAACGCTCGATACCCTGCCCTTCGCTGCTGAGAGTTTCGACCGCACGGCCGGAGCTACCCTGGCAAGAAAGGACGTGATGGGAACGCTTCGCCCGGCCGAATACACGGGCGAAGCGGACGAAATCATATCACTGTCGGGGCAGCTCCTGCCGACGCGTCTCGGCGGCATGACCGAGCTGGAGCTGGCTTATAGCCTTTCCACTTCGGGCACAAAGGTGCCGCTTATGCGGGGTGACGGCCGCATGTTCGGCTGGTACGCGATCGACAAAGTCACCGAAAAACATACCGATCTGACGCGGTTCGGCGTGGGCTTTGTGGTGCGCTATACCCTCAATATGACGAAGGTGCCGACCGACGGCGCCGCCGGCAGCAGCAATGCCGGCGGCCTGGTCGGCATGTTGCTTAATTTGTTCGAGGCCCTCTGATGATTGAGATCACCGTGCAACGCACGCGTACCACCCTCGATCTACTGTTGTGGCGCCAGCACGGCATCGCTGGCGCTGCGCTCTTCGAGGCCACGCTGCAGGCTAATCCCGGTGTCGCCGATCTCGGCGCCGAGCTGCCGATCGGCACGACGGTGAAGTTGCCGGAGCTGCCGACAGGATCGGCCGCGCAGCAGGTTCAAGTCGTTGATCTGTTTGGGGAGGGTTGATTGCCCTGGAAGGTTAAATGGGGCGTGACCCTTGCCGGGCAGGATCTCACCAATGCGTGGGCGCCGACGCTGATTGATATCTCGATCACGGACAAAGCTGGCGAGGCGTCCGACAGCTGCGATCTGACGATCGACGATAGCGGCGGCAAGGTACGCATGCCGGCTAAGAGAATGCCGATCATCGTCACCCTTGAGGGCGCCCGCGCTTTTCGAGGGTTCGTTGAAAAGGTTGAAAGCTCGGGATCACGAGGCGGCGGACGCCTTTTGAAGGTGAAGGCGAAGGGTTTCGATACTGGCGGCAAGGCCAAGGAACCTCAAGCCTTTCACCTCGACCATACCGATCTCGCCGGCTATCTCGGAAAGCTTGCTGAAGGTGCCGGGATGGGGATTACCGTTGATCCTGATCTCGGCGCTCTGCAGCAGGACTACTGGGCTGCTGACGGCGAAAGCTTCATTGCGATCGGCGAGCGTTTGGCACGCAAGTACGGCGGCACTTTCAAGATCCGCGGTGACCAGGCCATCTTTGCCAAGCGAGGCAGCGGGCAAACGCCCGATGGGCTCGCGCTCGGTGTGATTGAGGCGGTGTTTGGACAGAACCTGATCAGCTGGTCGATCACACCAAAAGATCCGCGCCGGAAGTTCTCTTCTGGTAAGGCTCGATGGTTCGACCGACCAAGCGCGTCGTTCAAGGAAAGCGATCTGGATTTCGGAAATCAGGATCTGGACGCGCTGCACCTGGTTCGAACGCTCTCGGCCGACAAGGGTGAAGCGGAAGCGGTTCTCGATGCGCGCAAGCGCGACGGTGATCGGGAAGGTGGCACGGGTTCGGTGCAGCTTGATCTCACCGTCGGCGCCGTCGTCGAGGGGCAGTGTCGCCTTGTCGGCACGCGGCCCGGTGTCGATGGCACCTATTTGATTGAAACGGTCAAACACAGTGCCAGTCGCGGCGGCGGTGCTACAACGTCACTGGATCTCAAGCAGCCTGGCAATGGTGCTGGCACCGACGATCGCAAGGTGGGCGAAGCTGCAATGACCTGATCAAGCTGCGCGGAGCTAACCGGAATCGAACCGGTACATTTGGGTTTTACAGACCCTATGCCGTGCCCAACGAGTAGCCCCGCGCCGCCAATAGATAGGTCGAGAAGATCGGCCTTCAAGTCTCAACCAAGCCCCGCAACAGCGGGGCTTTTGTTTTTCATGGAGCAACGAATGCAAGCCTGGCCCAAGCAATCCCAGATGGCGGCTTTTTACGGCAACCCTGCCGCTGCTGACGGATCCGCAGATCCCAAGTGGGAAGCGGCAAACCTGATCACGATCACGCCGCCCTACGCCATGTTCTACGATGGCAAGCCGGTCAAAAAGATCCGCGTTCATAAGCTGGTTGCTGATAGCCTGCTGCGGATCCTGACCCGGATTGGCAAGGAAGTTCCGACCGCCGATATCAAGCGCTATGGCCTCGACCAGTTTGGTGGCGTGCACAACTTTCGTCGCAAACGCGCCGGCAGTTCACTTTCCACACACGCATATGCGTGTGCGATTGACCTCGCGCCTGCACTCAATCCCTTCAAAGTCACGTATGGCAGTCGGCCGAACATGATGCCTATGCAGGCAGTCAAGATCTTTGAAGCCGAAGGCTGGGTCTGGGGTGGCCTGTGGTCGAATGGCGACGGCATGCACTTCCAAGCGGCCAAAATCGGATGATCGGCAACATTCGCCTGTCATCCATTGTCGCCGGCCTAGTTGTTGCCGGGCTGGCTGGCGCAGCGGGTTGGCTAACGCGCGGTGTCGTTGTCGATCGCATCGAGATCCCGCGTGTGATCAAGCAGCAGGCCGAAATCTGCGAGCAAGTGACCGAACGCCGCGCGGCTGAAGCCGTGGCTGCCGAGCAGCTGCGCCAGTTCAAGATCGGCGAGGCGGCATCGGATCGCTTCGAACAAGAGAGCCGGGCGGCGGCCGACGACGCCCAAGCCAAGCAGGACATGTTGGAACTGGAGCTTGAACGTTATGCGCAACATGCGCGGGATACTGGGCGCATTTGCGCTCTCGACGATGCTGACCTTCAGCTTATCGGCGTGCGCGAAGCCGCCCAATCGACTGGCTCTGGCAGCCAGTGAAGTGGGCAAGGCAAAGGCAGGGATCTACCTCCCTGCCCTGCCCGGAGAATGCCGGAACGCGGTGCCGCACGCGCCGGCCGAGCTGGGGGCAAACGCTGTCGTGGTGCTGGCGCGCGAGCGGGTGCAGCTGGATCGAGCCAACAGCGTGATCCAACGCTGCGCCGACCATTACGACACACTTAAGTCCGACCTGGGGGCGGCGCGCTAATATGGATCTCAACTTCACCTGGCTGTTTTCGCCAATGGCCAAGCTGGCGATCGCCGGCGCGCTCGGCGGCGTGGTTCGGTGGCTCACGCTCAAGCAGCCGCCCCTTGATGGTTTGATCAGCGTCATCGTGGGCGCGATCTGCGCACTCTATGTCGGCCCGGCCATCCACCCGTTGCTGCGGCCGGTGGTCGATTTCGCCGGCGTTGACCCCGATGCCATGCAAGGCCTCGGTGGTTTCCTGGTCGGCATCGGTGGAATTCTGGTTTCGGGATTCCTGATCGATATATGGCAGCTTCGTCGCAGGCTGCTCAAGCAGCAGGGAGGCACGCCCGATGGCCAAGCATAATCCGGTGTTACTTGCCGCAGTCACTCGCATGGCGCGCGTTGAAGCGAAGCGTCGTGCGAGAGCTGTAGCGAAGTTTGGTCTCGTGATTGCAGTGTCTGTCGCCGTCGCGCTTCTGTTGTTTGGAGGCCATCGCCTTCCGCTTCATTGAGGCTAGACAATTGCCTAGCTTCGGTATTACCGGTGCCGTCAGAGGGCGGCATGGACTCAGTTGACGATTGGCGAAGAGGCGCGCGGCAAAAAAAGGCAGTCGCCGACGCAATGGTCGGCGATCGCTTTGCCTGCAAAGAGGCTTGGTACAATACCGGCATTGCCATTGAGTTCGCTTTGAAAGCGATCATCATGAAAAATGGTCGCTTTAATCAATGGCCCGACCGCAACAGCCGCCCTGATTTGCACGTTCACGATCTCAAAAGTCTATTTGCTGCTGCAAATATAGACTTAACTACCTTAGGTTCGCAGCAACGTGCCTATGCCAAAACTGTGTTAAACTGGAACCGTGCACATGACTATGTCGGGGATCGAATGCCTCGCAAAGTCGCACAAGATATGCACACCGCCGCCTTCGACCCCGCAGATGGAATTTTCACATGGCTGATGACATTGTCAGTTTAAGCCGCTTGGAAGCGGGGCGGGATTATCTCGCAGCACTCGATGGGCTGGGGTTTTTGACCGAGACCATGATGTGGACAATCGCCGGCACCGGAAACAATGTTGATCCGGAGTTGTCGATCGTCACCAGCTTCATTGAAAGAGTGGGATCGAATGAGATCTATGAACTACTCTTCGAAGCTTATGAGAAGGCGGGTACGCCTAGCGAGATCGATCCTTGGATTGTGTCTCTTTATGGAAGCGGCACTCAGTTCGCTCACGCCGCCAAAGGCATGCACATTGTTGGTGGCGCCAATCTAAATTTCGCTGATGGATCTCAGCGAGAGTTTCCAGATGAGCTCTGGCACGGAGTTGTCGACCGTCTCACCAAGCCTTCCTGGATCTACAAGCTCGGTAATGTCGTGGACGATTGGACCCTGCAGAAGCGACGTTTTGCGAAGTTTCAAAAGAACGTGCACGCGTTGTCGAAGCCAGAAAATCGACCCCAATCATGGTGATACCTGCGGGGATCCCTGCGGGGATACCTCATCTGCTCCGAACCCACATAATACATTAATTTCAGTAGTCAGGTGAGTAGGTTTCGAGCCCTTCACCCGCTCCAGAAATCTCCCTTACTTAGCTCCCTTAACTAGTTCATTTAGTTGGGCTTTTTGGCCCGCCTATAAGCTACGCTTGACAGCCGGAGCCGCTGTGGTGTTCCCTGTGGGGAGACTTACGGGGATACCTGACAACTTTGGGCGGCCGAAAAGATAGTACTGACGCCGATCGCTTCCTGCAGCAAAAGCGGGGGATCTGGTATTATCACCGCAAGGTGCCGAAGGCCCTTCGCGACGTTGACGGTCGTGCCCCGTTAGTGCGTGTTTCCCTTGAAACTAGGAATATCGGCGAGGCTCGGCCGCGCCGCGATGCATATGAAGCTGCCGACAATCAGCTTTGGGGGTCAATGCTCGCCGGCGATGACCAGGTGCGCGCCCGCAAGATTTATGAGGCGGCTGTGCGGCGCGCAGAAGCAATGGGCTTTACCTATCGCCCAGCTGCAGAAGTGGCCGAGTTGCCGATCGAGGATCTGCTGGCCCGTACTGAGACGATCGCCGACGCCGGCAGAACAGTAGAGCAGCAATCCGCCCTACTGGGTGGCGAGGCGCCGCCGCCGCTGGTGTTAACGTCAGTATATCAGATCTATGTCGACGAAATTGCCACGGCCGAGCTGCGGACCAAGAGCGCGCAACAGCGGCGCAAGTGGGTCAACGTCAAAAAACGAGCCGTCGATCGGTTCGTCGAAGTGGTCGGCGATGTCGACATGAACAAGCTGTCGCGCGAGCATGCGCTAAAGTTTTGGCGCTATTGGCAGCAGCGGATCGCGCCTAAAGAGGGTCGATCGACACACACGCCCTCTTCTGGCAATCGGGAATTGGGTTCGCTGCGCACGATCTATGGCGAGTATTTTGCCCACATTGGTCAAATGGATCGGGTCAATCCATTCGCCGGCTTGTCCTTCACCGAGAAAGCCAAGCAAAAGAAACTGCGCCCTCCCTTCCCCACCGACTGGATCCGCACCAAGATCTTGCAGCCCGGCGCCCTCGATCGGCTCAACGATGAGGCACGCGCCATCGTCCTAGCAACGATCGAGCTGGGCGCTCGGCCGAGTGAAACTTGCAATCTCACCAGCGAGCAGATCCGCATTGGCGCACCCGTTCCCCACCTAGCTTTTGAAGAGCGCGACGATCCTGACGATCCGCGCGAACTCAAGTCGGCGGCCTCGATCCGCGTGGTTCCACTGGTCGGGGTTGCGCTTGAGGTGTTTCGCCGCTTCCCCAACGGTTTCCCTAGATATCGCGAGCGCGAGGAATCGCTGTCGCAGCTGGTCAATAAGTATCTGCGAAACAATGGGCTAGCTCCGACGCCTCGCCACACCCTCTATGGACTGCGGCACTCAATGGAAGATCGGATGAAAGAAGCCGGCATCGGCGACGATCTGCGGCGTATTCTTTTAGGGCACCGGATTGATCGAGAGGAATATGGCACTGGTGGCTCTCTGGAGTGGAGAAGGCAGGAGCTACTCAAGGTCGCCCTGCCGTTTGTGCCAGAGGTTCTTAAAGGCCTTTCATGACCACGCGAACCGAACAGTCTTCTCGGGTTCCTTGCCGTTGCGGCTTATCTGGATGAACATGCGCTGCATTGGATCTTTGGGAACGATTGTATGTCGAATGCCCAACTGTGACTTGACCTCGAAAAACTTGCTCCATTGGTCTGGGCGCCCATACTGTTCTTGACGCCATCCCGTGCCGGTAGTGTCATCAGGATACTGAGGGCAAACAGCCGAGATCTTGTATTTGCGGCCTAAGCTCCAAAACGTTGGACCCGCGTAAGGACTTGGAGCTGTCAACTTACCCCAGATCCAACGAATGAACTGTAACGCAGGTGCGGTCACCAGTCCGAGCAGATAAGGCCCCCAAACCTGCTCACGGCCAATGAAGTTAACCACATCCTGCACAATCTCGAACATTCTTAGTCCTCGGCATTTGCTACACCGGGAGCAAAATGATGATGGCCCCGCTTCTAGGTCAAGACCGACATAAAGAAAGCTTGCTAGGCGTTACCAGGACGGATCAACGATGATTGTGCTTCACGAACCGGATGCAAGGTTTACCTGCTTGGAACCTAGCCTATCTAAACGCGCCCTAACCGATGAGAGCGTGGTTCGCTTAGCCCGACATTCCTGCAGCTCGCGCTCTAAGCGCTCATAGATCGGCAGATAGACAACGCCCCTGTCGCCGGCCATGTCGATGGCAAGCGCCACTTCATCCATGGCGCGCTCGATGCGCTCGACGGTAACAGGAGCTTGGCGGACGGCCATGCTTCTAGGCCACCTTGCCGAACGGGCGCAGGGCGCCCTCTAGTGCTAGGCGGAATCTCTCTTCCACCATCGGCTGTGTCATAAACCTAATGCGAGTCGAAAGCGGCTTCGCCTTGGGCTGGAAGCTGCCCCGGCCGGCCACGACGTCGCGAAACTCGGTAGCGAGGGCCGCCTGATCGGCATTGTGAACATCGGCGTTGATTTCAGGAGTCGGTGGAGGGAGCCCAAAGGCGGGATAGATCGCCTCTTTGAGAACGCGATGTTCATAGGCAACCAGGTCCGTCCCAAGCGAGAGCAGAAAGCCTTTCCACGGCGTGATGTTGTCGCCCGTGATCATTTCCGGAGCATCGTGCAACAGCGCGTAGGGGCGAGACTGCGGCAGGCGACACGTCTGTGCGACAAGCATTGAGTGTTGAGCCACGGAATAGCTTGGCCATTCGATGTTCTCGCGCCAGCGATTAAGCCGTGACAGATGATGAGCAATGTCACGCAAGCTCACCATTTCCGGGGCTGGCCGAGAGAAATAGAAGTCGCGGCCGCTTGCCAACGTCATGAAAAAAGGCATCAGAGCGTCTCCGCTGCCAGATAGACTGCGGCTACGAAGGCGAACCCAATCAGATATGCCAATGCCACGCTCATTCAGTGCACGCCTTGGTGGATAAAAGACAGAGCGGCCCGAGCCTTAGCCTTGCGAAGGTGAAGGTTGATGGCGCTAACCGATACGCCGCGCGCCTGCAGCTCGGCGACCAAGTATTGTGTGGAAGGAAACATCTGGCCGATGATCTCGACCATCCGATCTTCTGCCTGTCGCGGGGAAAGAGAGCGATCGTCGTTGACGTCGCGAACAAACAAGAGGTTGGCGGCTTGGCGCGCCTCGGCTTCGTAGGTGTCCAGGAATGCAGCAGGCCAGCCCAGTTCGAGCAAGCGCTGACGACGCGCATCCCCTTCAGCATTGAGATCAACGAGATCTGCAGCCAGGATGTGAATTCTCTTGGTAACGTCGCCGGTGCGCCGGGTCGGCAATCGTGGCTGCGATGGTTGGTTTGAAGTGAGCATTGTGCCCTCCAGTGATTACTAGAAGGCGATATAAGCTAAACTAGAAAATTGATGCAAGCCGAACTTATATCAACTGCGCTGATAAAACTGACTCGACTCCCGGCGAAAAGGAATCAACAATAGAACGTTAAGAGAACATCGAGAGACTGGAATGGCGCTTCCATCAATAGAACCTACAGTTGGAGACACGATCTCTATCGAGGTGGAATGCACCGACTGCGGTCATACGCGATGGTTGAGGCCACAGCAGTTGAGCGCTTTCGGGGTCGGTGGCTCCACGCCGCTTACGCGGCTATCAGAGCGGCTTTCGTGTTCCTACTGCAGGGCAGACGGGTTGCCGGGCAAGAGCATTTCGGTGCAAGCAGCCTTTGCAAACGAAAGCGCAAAGGCACGAGCAGAACGCTGGCGAGCTATTAAAATCCAAGCAACTCACGGGTCGGTATCACGCGCCAGACGCGCTTGACCGCGTAGCGGTCATAGCTGAATTCCTTTGCAGGATTGTACTGGCTGACAATGATTTCTTTTTCCGTGCGGCGCAGCAGTTTCTTGACGAACGACTTCCCAACCTTTGCGCCCTCTGGCGGAAACATCTCGATCACTACATGGTCACCCGGCACTGGCTCTCGTCCGCCGACATAGATCAGTTCGCCGGGATCATAGCGCGGCACCATGCTGTCGCTTAAAATATGCAGCGCGAACACGTTTCTAAGATGAGCTATTCCGGGCGGCCGCCGCACCAAGCCGGCGACTTCGCCATTGAACGAAAAGTCACCATCATCGCCGCCGACAGTGATGCCCATCAGCTCGACGTCCATTGGCCCAAGGTTTGGACGTCCGCCTTGCGTGACAAATTCGGCATCGCTTGGTGGATCCTGGTCGCTGCTATCAGCAAACACGACGTCCCCACGCCCTAAAGCTACGGCATCAATTCCAAGGTACTCTGCAGTCCTGACTAGGTTGTCATGCGACGGCAGGTTTTGCCCGCCTTCCCAATTGCCTTCAGCAGCAACATTGACGCCGAGAAACTCGGCAACCTCACGCATAACCTTGCCGCGTTGCTTCCGTGCCTGACGGATAGCGCGCCCCACCAGTACTGCGCGATCGCTCTTTTCCATGGTGCGCATTGATATCCTTGCATCGGCTTGCGTCCATGTAAGAGTGGCTTGCATTCTTTTTACAGTTTAGCTTATATCGGCGACATGAACGCACATGCTTCGCCTCTGGAAAAAGTCATCGCCAATGTCGGCAGTGCCAGCGAGCTGGCCCGCCGTCTCGGCATCACCCCGGCCGCCGTCCTGCAGTGGGACGAAGTTCCAATCAAGCGCGTCCCAGACGTAGAGCGGATTTCGGGCGTGCCGCGCCATGAACTTCGGCCGGATTTCTTCGTGCCTGCTGGGGGCTCTCAATGATCGCCTCGATTGCACGCCTCGACGCTGCTGATCTTGAACGCGGCCGCGCATTGTCACTGCCGGCGCAGGGCAATGCCCTGTTTTACTACGGCGGCCGCCGCCTGCTCGGCGATGAACTGCATCCCCTTGGCTGCCTTGTCATTGGCGAGATCGATGGCCGACGTCGCATCATATCCCTGCCCTGCGGCTGGTATGATGCCGGGGATCTCCGGGCCAAGCCGCTCGCCTGGCAGGGCGTTGGAGAGCACGGCGCGCAGATGGCTCATATTGCCGCCGTCGCGAACGACCAGCTCGGCCGCAAGATTGATCGCCAAGCGCATCAGGGTGCTGCTCAAGGCCAGTTCGGCGACCAACTGAGTTTCGGCCGTTTCGTCCATCGTTATCTCCATGACGTCGCGGCCCGCGTTAAAGCGCTTTTCCAGGGCGCTGTCGAATGAACGGCGCTCGCGACCTGCTCACGATCAAGATCGAAGCTGCCCGCAAGCGTCGTGAAGATGCGCTCAACCGTGTGGCCATCGAGGACGCAGCAATAGCGGATCTGCTGGCGAAAAAGCGCGCCCAGTTTACGCGCGAGCTGCGCCGCACTGCGCACTGGCCCAAGCGTCAGAGCCGCGCCGAGCGCGAGATCGACGCCCTGATTGCTCAAGAGGTGTCGCTTTGACCCTTTCAATTTCCCCCACTCCCGCACCTGCAAACGCCGTGTTCGTCCTGACCTCCCTCGGGCTCGGCAACTCCTCCCTCGGTGCGGGCAACTGGCTGGCGCGCGTGTCCCTCTTCGCGCGCCAGCCTTTCTCTCGCCGCCCGAACGTCGCGCAGGGCCTCGATCATCGCTCGGCTGGGTCGATAGTCCGAAAATCTGTTCATGCCGGTGTTGTGTCATGGCCTTTGTGTGGCTGTCATGGCGCAGAACGAAAGGTGCTGCGCCATGGGTAAAGGCCGGCAGCTTCCCGACCGTGACTATCAGGCTCTAAAAGCCGCAACCCGCCAGCTGGTGAATGCTGCAGGCGGTCCCGTTGCGGCTGCTGCGGTCACGCGCGGCGATCATCAGAGCATCAGCCGCTATGGCTCGGCCCATGCTGACCATTCCGACAGGTTCATGCCGGTTGATGTGCTGGCTGACCTCGAAAGCGAATGCGAACAGCCGGTTCTAACCAAAGAGTTGGCCCGGCTTTCTGGGCACCTCCTGGTGCCGGTGCCGCATGTTGTCCGCTCGGGCACTGCACTTGGCATGGTCACGGCCGGCGCCCTCAAGGAAACCAGCGAAGTTTTCGTCGCCCTTGCCGACCGGCTCGGCGATGGGAAGCTGTGTGCCGACGACGCCACGCATATCGGGCGCGAAATCGACGAAGCGCTGGCGAAGCTCGCCGCCCTCAAGCTGCAGGTGCAGATCGAAGCGGAGGCAGAGGTATGAGCAGCACCGAGCTGGCGCTTTTCTCTGTTGCCAAAGAGGCGCTCGCCGAGGCGGTCAAGGTCGACGAAGTCAAAGACGTTCGTGATCATGCCGAGCGGATCCGCCTCTATGGGCAGCAGGCTAACGATCGCACGATCATCGCCGACGCCACCGAGATCATCATGCGCGCCGAACGCCGGCTGGGCGAGCTGCTGCGCAGTGCACACGAAACCGGGCAGCTCGGCATAGGCCGGCCAACCCGCTCGAACCTCGACGAAGGGGAAGAGGCGCCGGAAGAGGAAGCCGAAACCGTCGAGGTGGTGCGACCGCAACGGGTGACACTCAAGGAAGCCGGCATTAGCAAAAAGCTCTCGACCCGATCGCAGAAGTTCGCGGCCGTGGCCGAGACGGCTTTCGAGGCGGCGCTGCTCTCGGCGCGCGAAAAAATCCTAGCAGGTGGCGCCGTGGTGGTGAACCCGCTCAAGGATCTGTCGACCGCAGAGAAGAAATCGCGGCGCCGAGCGCGCGAGATCGAGCTGGGCGCCAAGCAGATGGCGCTGCCGGAAGCGCGGTTCGGCGTCATCTACGCGGATCCGGAATGGAAGTTCGAGGCCTATTCGGACGAAACCGGCATGGATCGGGCGGCCGACAATCACTATCCGACCTCGGCGCTGGAGGCGATCAAGAGCCGCGACGTCGGCTCGCTCGCCGCCGACGATTGCGTGCTGTTTCTTTGGGCCACGGTGCCCATGCTGCCGCAAGCTCTGGAGGTGATGGCTGCGTGGGGCTTTGCGTACAAGTCGAACTTTGACTGGCGGAAAGACCAGATCGGCACCGGCTACTGGAACCGCAATCGCCATGAACACCTGCTGATCGGCACGCGCGGCAAGATCCCGGCGCCAGCAATGGGTGAGCAGTTCGACAGCTCGATCGAGGCGCCCGTGGGCGTACACTCGGCCAAGCCCGAAAAATTCTATGAGATTATCGAGGCCTATTTCCCGACGCTGCCCAAGATCGAGCTGAATGCTCGCGTGGCGCGGCCGGGCTGGGTTCGCTGGGGTTATGAGGCTCCGGAGCAAGATCAGGCCAGCGACGGCCGCAGGTTAACCGCAGTGACTGAAAACGTCGCCCCCATCCACCAGGTCACCAGTGATGCGCAATTTCGCGATCCGCTCGACTGGGAAGATGAAGATGGTGCGGCGCCAATCAGTGAGCCTGCGCCCCTCACCCCTGACCAGATCGACGACATTCTGCGCGCCTGCGATGCCGAGAAAGCTTCGCTCGCCAACCAGATGCAACGCACCGGACTGACCCGCGACCAGGTAAAGAAGCGCCGCAAGAAACTGGGCATCGCCAGCCGCGATCGGCAGCGCGAGGCCGTGGCCGAGGCCAATCGTCGGCGGGCTGCCAAATGACCCGCCCGCCTCCGCGCTATCGCCCTGGTGAGATTGTCGCCCGCTGTGTGCTGGATCCTAACGGTTCGCATCAGTTGGAAGTCGCCACTACGGGCGGCCTGATGATCGCCGTTTATGACGCGGCCACGCTGCCAGCTCTTGAGGCTGCAATTGAACAATTCCGAGCCCTGACCACGCGCGCCGATGGCGGGCCGGATTTCTACAACCGGCGCGTGGTTCCAATCGAGGTGGGCAGATGAAGCTGACGTTTGAGGCGTTGCGTGCCGTGAATTCAACCAGGTGCCTGCGCTGGCATAAAACCGGGCTCAATGAGTGGAGCCTGGCCGACTGGGTTATCGCCACTGGTGGCGAAGTCGGCGAGGCCCTCAACGTTGTCAAAAAGCTCAACCGCGATCGCGACGGCCAGCTTGGCAACACCCGAAGCCGCGATCAACTGCTCGCCGATCTCGCCGACGAATTGGCTGATGCGGTGATCTATCTCGACATCGTGGTGAGCAGTGAAAGCGAGGGGCCGCTGGGTATACTTTGGAGCGCGGAATCGAGCGCTATGTCATGCGCGCGGCCAAGCCTTTCGTCGTCACTTGCAACCATGGCGGCGACTGGTTCCGTGGGCAAGGGCTCGACACACCGTTCAACACGATCACCGCTGCGCGTGATGCGCATGGGTTGGTGGTGCCGCACCTGTCGGCTGCCCAGCATGGCGGATCGGCGAAGTGTTCGTCAACTGCGAGAACCGGCGCAGCGAGCGCTCGATCGGCCTCTGGCACGATATCGGCATCATTGTCTCGATAGCGCTGCAGCGAGGCGCCACGCTGACCGAATTGAGCAGCGCCATGTCGCGCGGCGAAATCAACCACCTCGGTCGGATCGTCGAGGTTGCCCAATCGCCTGCCGGGACGCTGCTCGATGCTCTGGTCGATATCGAGGCGCAAGCCCTTGTGGAAGGCGCCCTCTGATGTATCGCAGCGATCGCCAGATTACCGAGGCGCTGCTGCCGGTTCGGATGCTATCGTCGGTTGTGCACTTCGGCGCCGTGGATCGGCAGGATCCGGAAGCGCAGCAGGTGCTAGCTTGGCTCAAGGCGGCCGAGCTGGATCTGCTCGACGGCCGCGCCGATCGGGAGCGGGTAAAGATCGCCCGGCGCTCTTGGTCGGCCTATGACCGGGCAATTAAGCCATACCTCGACAGCGAAACGGCCTGCGCCAAGTTCGGGCTGATTGTCTTTTACCTGCTCGCCGAGCTTGAAGCGCAGGAGATCTACCTTTTCGAGCCTAGCTCGGCTTTCGACCAGGCGCAGCGCGCGATCTACAGCGAGGAGGGCTCAATCGTCGAGATCGCCGGCACCGACGCGATTGACAGCTCGGCGCAGAAGCAAGCCCGGCGCCTGCTACGGCAGCTGCAGGAAGATGGGTTTTTCAGAGAGGCGATCGCGACATGAATGTGACTCGCCCAGTTCTGCGTTACCTCGGCGGTAAGTGGCGCCTTGCTCCCTGGATAATCAGCCACTTTCCCGCTCACCGTCTTTACGTCGAGCCTTTCGGCGGGGCCGCCTCGGTGTTGCTGCGCAAGCGCCGGGCGGTTGGTGAGTGCTATAACGATCTCGACGGTGAGGTGGTAAACCTGTTCCGCGTGCTGCGAGATCCTGTCAGTGCTGCCGAACTTCAGCGCTTGGTTAGCCTCACGCCCTTTTCACGTGAGGAATATGATGCCGCATTCGTGACGGCTGACGGGTCGGTCGAGCGCGCGCGGCGGCTAGTTGTGCGTTCCTATATGGGTCACGGATCCAGTTCGGCGATCAGCCAAAAAAGCACCGGCTTTCGCGCCAGCTTAGTCAATCGTGGGGGCGCTCTGCCGGCCGGCGATTGGCCGACGTTGCCGGGGGCTCTCGCTGCGGTCACTGAGCGCTTGCAGGGTGTCTTGATTGAGAACCGGCCGGCGCTTCAGGTCATAGATCGATACGACGAGGCTGACGCCTTGATCTACCTTGATCCGCCTTATGTCACCGAAACTCGGTCGCAGAAGCGGCGAGGTGGCAAATCCTTTCACGCCTACGCCCACGAACTGACGGGCGAGCAGCATGCTGAGCTGCTTGATCGCATCGCCGACTGCAAGGCCTCAGTGGTCCTATCCGGCTACCCAAGCGACACATACGACCGGCGCTTGATAGGCTGGGACCGGTTCGAAATCGCTGCTCACGCTGATGGGGCGTTGGACCGCATCGAGGTTATCTGGATCAACCCGCACTGCGCCTCGCGCCTCAAAGCTGAACGCTCGCAGCTCACGCTGTTGGAAGGTGTAGCATGACCCTCCCCGATCACCTGGTCGCCCTGCGGGATGAAGCGCTGCAGACGTCGTGCGAGAGCTGGGCCAAGCGGCAAGGGTGGAAACTCTCGCCCGGTCTCGATCGCGCCGGGCCATGCCCGATGCCGGGCTGTGGTGGCACCGACAGGTTCTCCATCCATACCAAGAAAAACCTGTTCCGCTGTCGGCAATGCGATATCGCCGGCGAGGGCGTGATCAAGCTGGTCATGCTGACGCAAGGCGTCGACTTCACGCCGGCATGCGAGATCATCACCGGCCGCAAGGCCGACGCGCCGTTCGACCCCGAACGGGCGGCGGAGATCCGGCGCGAAAACGAAGCGGCCGAGGCGCAGCGTGCGGCCGAGGCCGAGCGCTATCGACAGAAGGCCCGCAAAGAAGGTTACGAGATCTGGCAGGCGCGATCGAAAGATCCGGCCCGCCTGCTCGTGCTGGAATATCTGCGGATCCGCGGCGTTCTAACCTCGGATCTAATGCTGGTTTTCAACCAGATCCGCCTCGGTCAGCATGATGCCCTGCCTTATATGGATCGCACCACGACCGGGCCATGGGTGCAGCTCGCAAAAGTGCCGGCGATGCTCGCGCCGATCCAGATGGCTGACGGCCGCTTCGGCGCCGTGCATCGCACCTGGTTGGATCTTGAAAGCCCAAAGGGCCGGCTGCAGCTCAAGCATCCCGACACCGGCAAAGATCTCGAAACCAAGAAGGCTTGGGGGATCAAGCAGGGTGGCGCCATCCGGCTCTTTACGCCGGCAGATGCGGGTCGCATCGTCATGGGTGAGGGCATCGAAACCACGCTCACCGCCCTAGCGCACAACTTCGAACCCGAAACTGCCTATTGGGCCGGTGTCGACGTCGGCAACATGGTCGGCCGGGCGCGGCGCGATGATGACGGCAAACTGCGGCAGGATCTGCCCGATCTCGACGATCTCGACTGCTGGCAGCCGCCCGACTGGTGCGCCGAGCTGATCTATCTCGGCGAAACCGAAAAGGCCGAGCGCAACACCAACGAAAAGCTGATCCGGGGACTGTTGCGCGCCCAGATCCTGCGCCGGCGTGCGCGAGAAACCAATCCAGATCTCCCCAAGCTTGAGACGGCTTTTGTCGAACCGCCCGAAGGCGGGGGCGATCTCAATGATCTTGTGAGGGTAAGAGAATGAGCGAACTGAATTCCCGGCCGTATGCCGGCGTGGTGTTCCCGGACGAATGGGACCAGGACGAAGGCCACCCGGATATCAATTCCGTCGCCTTGGCAATCCAGATCTGGACGATGTTCAACCCGCCTTACCGCCACTCGGTGCGCAAGGTCGGTGAGGTTTTCAACCTTGACGATGCTCAAGTCAGGCAGGCCGTCGAGGCTCATTATTGGATGTATCTGGACGGCCCGGATGACAATCCACACCAGCAATTCATCGAACACGACGGCGAATAATTCAGACTAGGGGACCAAGGGGCAAATGGGGCAGACAGACAAAACAGCAGAGGCCGGTGGATCCGGCTCGGTCAAGCGCGCCATGAAGCGGACGCGCAAGGTCGAGGCGAGCGAAATTGAGGAAGCCGAGGGCGGCTTGGCTACCGAAGCTGCGGAAGAGAGCGGCCCGCCGCCGTCGGATCCTGATGATCCGGGTCCGGATCTGCAGGACGATCTCACGCTCGACGATGACGACGAAGGCTTGCCCGATGGTCTCGATCCGATGTTGATCGAGACGCTGCGCGAGTGCGCCGCGCTTGATCCTAACGATCGCGACAATGGCCGGCGCCTGGTGCTACACTACGGCGGCAACCTTGCCTATGTGCAGGGCATGGGCTGGCTGGTTTGGGAAGGCAAGTTCTGGCAGCGCGACGACGGCGAGCTGGCAGCCCGTTTGATGGCGCAGAATCTGGTCGACCTGATCAAGCTCGAAAAGGAGTTCATCGATTATACGCCGGCGCAGGAACGGCTGCTCGAAGCGGCCAAGCCCAAGCGCAAGATCACACCGGAAGAGCGCAGCCAAGCCGACAAAGAGCTGATCATCAATGCCGATCAGGCGATCAAGCAACGCGCCACGAAACGGGCGCAGCGGGTGAAACACGCGATCAGCTCGGGCAATGCCGGAAAGACGGCCGCCATGCTGCAGCAGGCGGCAAGTCATCGTTCGCTTGAGGCCGATCGCCTTGACTGTGACCGCATGCGCTTCAATGTGCGAAATGGGACACTGGTTTTCTCAAGAGTGCCGGATCCAGACGCGCCGGCCGAAGGCTTCGACAGCGACCGTCTAGTTGGTCATTACGAATTCGTGCCACATCAGCGTGGCGACATGATCACCAAGATGGCCGACGTCGACTATGATCCCGATGCCAAGTGCCCTTTTTTCGAAACAGAGTTCCTAGCCAAACTTCAGCCCGATCGGCGCATGCAGGTGTTTCTGCAGGTGTTCCACGCCTATGCCCTGCTGATCGGCGGCAATGATGAACAGAAGGTGGTTTATCACTACGGCACCGGCGCAAACGGCAAGTCGGCTTTCGTCGAGGTTCTCGGACGAATGGCCGGCACCTATCGTACCGTCGTGGCTCCGGAAACAATCACCGGAGACGGGCAGCGCGCTGGCCAGCAGGCCAGCCCTGACATTGCCCGCCTGCACAATGCCCGTTTGGCCACGATCGAGGAATTGCCGCGCAACGCGCCGCTGAAAGAGGAACTGATCAAGGCGCTTTCGGGCGGCACAAAAATGACAGCGCGATTTCTGCAAAAGGAGATCTTCGAATTCGAGCCGATCTTCACGCCGATCTTGACGGGCAATTTCAAACCGTCGATCTCGGGCAGTGACTACGGGATCTGGCGGCGTGTGCTGATTGTCCTTTGGGGCGTCACCATTCCAGAGGGCGAGCGCATGACGCCCTCGCGCCTGGCTGAAAAACTCGACAGCGAGCGATCCGGAATCCTCAACTGGCTGCTCGATGGCCTGGTGACCTACCTCGGCGCAGGGCTGACGGGCTTCATTCCGGAAGAGGTGACCGACTTCACAAAGGAATATCGGAACGATCGCGACAATGTCGGGGTGTTTGCCGACCAATGCATTACGCGCGAGGAAGGCAAGACCATGCAAGCCGGACCGCTCTTCAAACTTTATGAGGAATGGTGCGCCCTCAACGGCGTCACGGCGGCGAAGCAGCGTTCGTTCGGCGATCGCCTTGGCGAGCTGGGCTTCAAAAAGATCACCGGCCGGACGTATATCTATCAGGATATCGTGGTCGACACGTCCTGGCGGATGACGATCGACAGGGAAGTGCCGCGCGAGGCGCGCAAAGCAGAGGCCTAGCTATGTACGACGGCATCGATCGCCAAGATCTGTTTATCAACCTCGACCAGGCACCCGACGATTGGGCCGCCTGGATTGAGAACGCCGGCGTCAAACCAGAACGGATCGAGGCGCAGCCAATTGCCGATCGCGTAAAGCTGCACAAGTGCGCCGAGGTGCCGGCTACGCTGCCAGCATGGGTCAAGCGTGGCGACATGTATCTGGGGTGAAATGGTGATGATCAATGACGCGCGCCGCGTTGCGAACAAGACGTGGATGCTTTTCAAGTTGAGCGGCCGAGAGGTGCGAGAGAACTTTAACGAGTTGACACTGACCACTCAGCAGCGCGATCGGCTGCTGCAGCTCTTACTCTCATACGAGTTTCACCTGGTGCGGCAGAACGAAGCCGCGCTCGATCGAGAAGCCGAGCTTATCCAAGATCTCGTGCAACAATCACCCGCGCCCTAGACCCCGCACCCCCAATTGGGCCACCGTGCCCGCCGCAACCCTCGCGATCGGCAACCTGATTCTAGGTCAAACTCGCCTAGCGCCGCGCCCCCCACCCCCTCAAGGGGCAGAGAAAGCGGAAGTCGCAACCCTCGCCCCGCTGACGCGGGCCATACGAGGGTTGCGAGAGTTAAGCGAGGGTGCAATCCGAAATCTCGCGGACGAAAACAATAGCCTTTTCATGGGCTTATCGTCTTTTTGCGACCTTTGCGGGGTTTGATCTCGCCTATATCGTACAAGAGGGGGCCGGGGTGCCTCTTCCTGAGCATGAATGAAGCTTGTTTTGACTCACTGCGTATGGGGCAACCCTCGCTACTGTCTCCACACTCGCTACCTCATTGTTCTAACTACGTTTTCTATTTGCGAGGGTTGAGATCAACTATCGCTAAACCTCGAAAGAGCAGGGACATGGCTGAATACAGGGACATTGAAGAGCTTTTGGCGTGGGCTTTTCGCGAGCAGCAGGTTGAGCGGTTTGTGGCGACGCTCCGGGGCGGCGCCTTTGGTCCGGCGCCCTCGCCTAGATCCAGCACCGACACCCTGGCGCAGCTGCTGTTGCTAGGCACGCGGGTCGACAGCAGCTCGGCAGGCGCCGTTTGGGTCGGCGCTCGGTGCCATGATGACGCACTAACGATTTATGAGGCGGTAATGGCACTACCGCCAGAGGCTTGGGTCGAGGTGATCAAGTGCGCTCGATCGAACCTGCGACCATTCTGGTATCCGGAAGGCGCAGGCCGATGGGAGACGCCGCGCGACAAGACTGGTCGACCAAAGATGCTTTATCGCGACCCGGTGCGACGGCGCGACCCGATCGGCGAGGCGCCGCCGGAACTGGTTGGTGTCGATCCAGCCTTTGTCGAGGAATCCCGCGCTGTTTACCGCCTCTGGCACACTGCGCTTTGCGAGCTTGTAGGGATCGTCAATCGCGAGCTGGTGTCATTCCGCGCTCGCTGGCCGGCCGCTTCACCAGAGCCGTGGTACGATCCTGTGGGAGCGCATTTAGAGGCTGGTTGACGTGGAGAAGAAATTTGACGTAGCTTCACCACAACGAAACAGGTTTAGAGGCGAGTCGCACAGCGGCCCGCCTTTTTTGTTGCCTTTTCGCTCTGGCCAAAGTGCCAGCGAACAGTTCCCGCGCGAACCATTTCGGAGGCACCATGTCGGTCACAACCCGGTGGGCTGACGATTATCTGCAGATCTACGCTCGACAGCTGGAAAAGGTTGCACAGGAAAATCCTGTGATCCTGCCGCGCATCGTCAATCAGGTCGGCAACCGGGCCAAGACAATCGTCATCCGGACGCTGACAGCCCAGACTGGGCTGCCGCGCAAGACTATCGTCGCGGCCGTCGGCAATCCTGAGACGGCAAGGGCCAACGGGCGATTGTCCTATACCATGACCACCAAGGGCGGCTTCATACGCCTGAAGTATCTGCGGCCTCGCGAGACGCGGCCGGGCGTGGTGGCGCGACCGTTCGGGCAGCCAACGCTGTTCGCTGGGGCGTTCATGAAGGGCGGCGCATTCCCCCGCCGTGTGGCTGTGTCGAAGTTCGGCGGTCATGTCATGCAGCGGCTGGACACAGCCGGGCGCAGGCTCACCCAGGTACGATCGACGGTGCGCATCCCGCACGAGATGACCGTGGGTGCAACCAAGGCGGCGTTCGAACGCACCGCCGCGCCGCTCCTGCGGGAGCGGGTCGAGGCCATGCTGATCAAGCGGTTTGGACGCTGACCACCCCCCCCTCGGTGGGTCCTTTCTGGCCTTTTTGGTCAGGCGGGTCGGCGGACTTGCGGGATTTCTCTAGTGCGCGACTTTGCAAGAGGTACACGCATCACACGTGTTGCACGTGTGCTTGCACGGAAGGCGACACATGTCGGAAGTTTGGATCTCCATCACGGATGCGGCGAAGCGGTTGACCGCTGCCGGTGACGTGGTCGATCGCTCGACCTTGTCGCGCTATGTCAGCCAACACGCCGAGGCTCTGCCAACGAAGCGCGAAGGCAAATCGAACTTGATCGAGTTTGGATCCTTGGCCCAGCACCGGGCCGAGAATATCCGGCTGCAGCAGTCGCGGCGCCCTGTTGAGGTTGCGCCCGCTGCAGCGCCGGATGCTGGGCCGCGTCTGCCGACGCAAATCAGTGCGGCGGCGCGTGATAAAGAGGCTTCGGCTGCGCTGCGCGAGCTAGAGCTTGCGCGCGAGCTGCGCCAGATCACCAGCGTTCGCGAAGTTGCGGACGCGGCCCAGACTGCAATCGTCCGAATGCGCGGCGCCTTCGAACGTGCTGTCGAGGGCGAGGCGGGATCGCTGGCGCTCAAACATGGCTGGGATGAACGCAAGGTTCGCCTCGCCCTCAAGACCTTCGCCCAGGCTGGGCTTGAAGTCTTTCACCGAGAAATGCTCGGTCGGCTCGACGCGCTGCAGCGCGCGGAAGATGCCGGCGAGCCGTATCAGGAAGAAACAGCGGTTCTCCAATGAGCTTGCACTTTTCGCTGCGCGAGCAGTTTCCCGCTATGCCTCGCGGCGAGCAGGTGCTGTTTGCCGCCCTGGCGAAGGCCAGCAAGCCGATCGAGAACCTCACGATCACCGAGCATGCCGAGCGGCATCGCAAAGTGTCTCCGGAATCAGGTTCGCCCTGGCCCGGTGATTTTAAGATCAGCCGCGTGCCCTATTTGCGCGAGCCGCAGGATTGCTTGCACCCCGACCATCCGGCTCGGCGCGTGACGGCCCGCTGGGCCGCCCAACTCGGCAAGTCAACGGCGATAGAGAACTGGTTTGTGTACGTCGTCGACCAGGCGCCCGGTTCAATGATGGTTGTGCTGCCAACCTTGGAAGAGGCGACCAAGTTCAACCGCGTGAAGCTGCAGCCGACGATCGACGTCTCAAAGCAGATCCAGCACAAGGTGCGCCCGGTCAGCAGCCGCGACGAACAGGGATCGACGACGGCTTTCAAGCGCTTCGCTGGTGGCTTCTGTCAGATCGTGAATGCCGGCTCTTCCAAGGGCCTGCAGATGGTCTCGATCAAGTATCTGGCCATGGACGAAGTGACGGGCTATCCGCGCGACGTCGACGGTCGCGGTAGCCCGCGCGATCAGGCGCGCGCCCGTCAGAAAATGTACGGCGATCTCGCCAAGGAATGGGAAGGCTCAACGCCCGGCGAAGTCGGCGAATGTGCGATCACCGAGGATTACGAGGCGGGCGATCAGCGCGAGTATTTCGTGCCCTGCCCGCACTGCGGCGACTATCATCCACTGCGGTTCGAGCAGATGCGCCCCGCCGATGACGCCCTTGGCCTGCCGGTGCATATGCGCTGCCTTAGCTGTGATGGGGTTCTACTAGACGGCCACAAGGCCGATATGCTTGCCGATGGCGTTTGGATCCCGCTGCGGGTAGCCGACGACGCCGGCGAAAAGGTGCCGACGGTGATCAAGCCGACCGACCTCGATCAATGGCGCTGCGACCCATGCGAGGGGCGTTGCCGTGATTGGCAGCCGAGCTATCACCTCTGGGCAGCATATGCCCCGCGTGAACGCTGGTCAGAGATCTGGGATCGCTGGGAGAAGGCGCAGGGTGATACCACCAAGATGCGCACCTTTTCGCAGCAGGATCTGGCTCTGCCCTATGATCCTGGTGGCGAAGCCGTCGACTGGGAAAAGATCGCCGAGGCCTCGCGGTCGGTGCACTACGTTCGAAACTCGGTGCCGGCTGATGCTGGCCTAATCGTGTCGACAGCCGACGTGCAAAGCTACGGGATCAAATGGGCGGCATGGGCGATCGGCCCGCGCGACCAGATGTATCTGCTCGACCGGGAAGTGTTCGAAGGTGCGCCCGACCAGACAGACAAACCTTGGATTGCCCTGGCGGATGCGCTCGGGCGAACCTATCGAGCTGGTAGCGGCGAGCGTGGCATAGACCTGTCAGGTGTGGACTCGGGCTATGCGACAAACCGGGTCTATCTGTTCACGCGGGCAAGACCGAACGTTTTCGCCCTCGACGGGCGGCCACGCAAAGCCGGTGCCGCCTGGTTGGGCAGCCCGACCAAGCAGACGGTCAAGGATCAGCGCGGCCGGGCGATCGCCAAGGCTCTGGTTTACCCAGTCTATGGCCACGACATCAAGTCGGCGGTCATGGCCGGCCTCGCCAACTTGGTCGCTGGGCCGAGCAACGTTGGCCAGTGGCCGCGAAACACGCTGCACCTGTCGCCCGAACTGGCCGACGAAAACTTCATCAAGGAACTAACGGCCGAAAGGCTGGTGGATCCTGATGAAGAGGCCCGCAACTCGGTGTCGCGCCGGGCGCGCAAGCTGATCAATCCGCACGCTCCGCGCGAGTGGAAAAAGATCGTCGGACGGCAAAACGACTGGCTCGACGTTGCCGTGTACGCAAAGGCGCTCGCCTGGCACCTGCAGGCCCGGATGAAGCTCGATGAGCAACGCTGGGCCGAACTGTTGCTCGCCGTTCATGGCCAGCAGCAGACGCCGGATCTGTTCGACAGTGGCAGCAGCCCATTCGAGCCGAAGCCGGTCGAAGCAACAACGACAAAGCCGGCCATCGCCAAGAGCGAGTGGCTCTAAAGGATTTCGGACCATGACGATCGAGGAAAGGATCGCTGCCCTTGAGGAAGCGATCGCCAGCGGCGTGCGCAAGGTGGTGACCCAGTCGAACGGCGTCCGCACCGAAATCGAATACCAGTCGACCGACCAGATGGAACGGGCACTGGCGAAGCTCAAGGCGCAGCAGAACAAGGGGCCGCGCACCATCCTGGCGGGGTTCTGATGGCTTTCAAACTCAACATGCTCGACCGCGCCATCGGGTATCTCGACCCGGCGAGAGCCGTGAAACGCGTTGCTCGACGGGCAATGATGACCGAACTGCAGCGGGGATATGCCGGCGCCGACCGTGGCCGGTTTCGCGGCGGCTGGCAGACACGCGCGACTTCGGCCGACACTGAGATCGCGGCGGCTGGCCAGCTGCTGCGGGATCGCATGCGCGACCTGGTCCGTAACAATCCACTTGCCGCCAATGCCGTGGCCTTGCTGGTCACCCATGCTATCGGCGACGGCATCGTGCCAGTGTTTAAGGATCCCAAGGTCAAGGCGGTGTTTGATCGCTGGGCCAAGCGGGTAAACTTCTACGGCGTGCAGGCCCTCGCGGTTCGCGAAATGATCGAGGCCGGCGAGGGCCTGGTGCGCCGGGAATGGCTACCGCTCGGATCCGCCGAGGTGCCCCTGCAGCTGCAGGTGCTTGAAGCCGATCAGATCGACAGCCGCAAGGATGCAAGCTTCGGGGGCGCGAGCCAGAACGCGATCCAAGGGATCGAAATTGAAGGCGGCCGACCGAAGTCCTATTGGCTGTTCAAGGATCACCCCGGCAGCAAGCTGCTAGGAGGCATGGGCGCGCTGTTGTCGACGGCGGTTTCTGCGAGCGAAATCGCGCACGTGTTCGAAAAACAGCGCACTCAGGTGCGCGGGGTTCCGTGGGGTGCGCCGGCGATCGCGCACCTGCATGACCTCGAAGAGTATCGTGCCGCCGAACGGATGCGGAAACGGCTTGAGGCCTGCCTGGTCGGCGTGATGACTGGAGGCGAGGCCGACGATGCGATCGGCCTTCCGACAGCGCAGGGGCAGCAGCCTGGCATTTATGATGTGCACGGCCAACGGGTAGAAAAGTTCGCGCCCGGAATGTTCTATAACGCAATCGGCGGCAGGGACGTGAAGTTCACGCAGCCGGCCGCGACAGGTGACTATCCCAGCTATGTGGAGTCGGAAGAGCATGCGATCGCCGCAGGCTTTCGGACGCCGCATTTCATCCTGACGGGTCGCCTCGACAAGGTGAACTATTCGTCGAGCAAGGTCGGGATCGAGGTTTTCAAGCGCGAGATCTCGCAACTGCAGTGGCTGTCGATCATCCCGATGCTGTGTGAGCCGATGATCGGCTGGTTCCTTGACGCGGCCTGGCTCGCCGGTGCGATCGACAAGCCCGACGTCGAGTATGACTGGGTTCCGCCCCGGTTCTATTCGGCTGACCCGATGCGCGATCTCAACGCTCAAAAGGCGGAAGTACGCGCCGGCTTCAAGTCCTGGTCGGCCGCCGTGGCCGAGCGGGGCGAGGATCCGGAAGCGACTGCTCAACAGCTCGCTAAGGACAACAAACGGTTTGACGATCTGGGCCTGGTGCTGGACGTCGACCCTCGGACCATGTCGCAAGCAGGGCAGTTGCAAAAGCCGCCTTCGGCGCCGGTCGACAACTCAAAGGAAAACGAGGAATGACGCTGACTTCGCTGCCTATGCAGGTGCGCGCGTTCGCCAGCACCAATCTTGTGGATGCCGACAAGCGGACGGTCGAGGTGGTTTTCGCCACTGAAACTCCGGTTCGCCGGCGCCGCTATGAAGGCTGGGAAAAGATCGTCGATTTCGATGAGATCCTAACGGTGAGCCGAGCGGCAATCGACTTCACCCGGCTCAACGCTGGCGCGCCTGTTCTCGATAGCCATTCACGGTTCTCGACCAGCAGCCAGCGTGCCGTGGTTGAAAAGGCTTGGATTGACGGCAGCGAGGCGCGCGCTTTGCTCCGTTTTCCCACCGTCGGCATTGACCTCGATGCTGACCGGCTGTTCGCCCTGATCTCCGACGGCATCGTGCGGAATGTGTCGGCCGGCTACACCCTGCAGAAAATCAAAATCGTTGAGGCCGAAAAGCGGGGCGAGGTGCAGAAAGTCATCGCGCAACGCTGGACACCATTCGAAATTTCGTTCGTCACCGTGCCGGCCGACCACGCCTCGGGCGTGCGGGCCGACGATGGCAAGCAGCTCTTCAATGTCGAGCTGGACACCAACCACGCTGCGGTCGCTGCGGCCCGCATGCGGATGCGTCAGGCCCAATTCGCGGCCTGACGCCATTAGCTACCGCCTGCGCCTCGGGGCAGCAGGGAGACGGTCACAAGCCCCGAAATCTCAAACTGGAGTTGGCTATGAAACGCCCCCTTTTTCTGGCGGTAGGCCTGATGCTGGCCGCTGCCTTCGCTGCGACGATCTCTTTCCTGCCCGACGCTCTCAATGCAACCCAGCATCTGGCCGCAGGCGGTCAACTGCTCACCGACATGTTCACCAATGCGCCCCACGCCTTGGCATTTACACCGCTTGCCGTTCTGCGCACCAACCTGACCGAGCTGCAGAACAAGGCCACTACCAAGATCGGCGAGCTGACGGACGGCTTGGACGCCGACAAGGTTCGGGCGATCGAAGGCGAGCATGAAACGCTGCTCGGCCAGATCCGCGCGTTAGCGATGGAGATCAAGCAGCGCGAAGCGGCGGGCGAAACGGATACGGACCCTGCCCCCACGCAACAGACGCCGCCGAACCCTGAAGCTACTCGCGCTGCTGAAACTGCGCGTGTGACTGCAATCATGGATTTGGCAGCACGCGCCGGCCGGACCGAGCTGACCCGTGCCGCAATTGACGGCAACGTCAGTGTAGAGAATTTCCGTGCGCAGCTGTTCGACCAGCTGGTCGGCAACCAAGCACCGGTCAATGGCACTGCTCGTACCCAGATCGGCACCGACGCAACGGAAACGACCCGCGCTGCCATGACTGAGGCTCTGTCTTATGGCCTTGGCGTTCGGATGCCTGAAGCCGGCCCAAGCGAAGCCGCTCGCCAGTATGTCGGTCGTGGCCTGATCGACCTTGCTGCTGAAAGCATCAACTATCGGGGTGGCCGTGTTTTGAACGCCCGTCAGATCGATGAGATCCTGACCCGTGCTTCGCACTCGACCTCGGACTTCCCCGCGATCTTTGAGAACGCGTTGAACCGCTCTCTTGAGGGTCGTTACGCTCTGGCGCAGCCGACTTTCAAGCAGTTCGCACGCCAGCGGAACTTTAAGGATTTCCGTCCGCACAAGTCGGTTAGCGTCGGCGACTTCCCGATGTTGCTCAAGGTGCTTGAAACCGGCGAGATCAAGGCCGGCACCTTCGGAGAAGGCAAGGAGTCGGTGCAGGCCTTCAGCTATGCACGCCGCATCCACATCTCGCGCCAGATGCTGATCAATGACGATCTGGGTGCAATCGCCGATTTGCTCGCCAGCTACGGTGCGACCGTGGCGCTGTTTGAGGAAGTCACGTTTTACGCGACCGCCTTCAACGGCAAATTGGCCGACGGCAAAGAAGTGTTCCATGCTGATCATGCGAACCTGGCAGGCGCCGGAACGGCGATCGACGTAGACAACGTTGGCAAGGCTCGTGCTGGCATGGCCAAGCAAAAGTCGCTCGATGGCAATCCGCTGCTCGCCAACTCGCCACGCTTCCTGCTGACCGGTCCTGACAAGGCTACCGAAGCCGAAAAGCTTTTGGCTACGGTAGCGCCTGCGAATGCCGCTTCGGTGAACCCATTCTCGGGCAAGCTTGTGCCGATCGAGAGCAGCCAGATTGCCGGCAACGCCTGGCACCTTATCGGCGCACCGGAAATGGGGAGCAACTGGCGCTGGGGCTATCTCGAAGGCTACGAGGCGCCCCGCGTTCGTATGGAAGAGCCCTTCGGTACTCAGGGCTTTGGCATGTCGGTGGAGCATGACTTCGGCGCCGGCGCCGTCGACTCGCGCTTTGCCTACAAGAATCCGGGCGCCGCGTAACTCGTACGCCTGACGATCGGCCGCGCCTTTGTTGGCGCGGTCGATTGAGCCTTCCCGTCATCAAAGATCCAAGGGGATCAACATGAAGAATTTTCTTTCGAGCGGTGCGACGATCACCCTCACCTCGGCCGGTGCCAAGAAGTCCGGCACCCCCTATGCAGCCGGCGAACTGGTCGGCGTTGCCGGCCACGACGCCCTTACCAATGAACCCGTGGTTCTGCACCTTATCGGCGAGTATCAGCTGCCCAAGGCTGCTGGGCAGGCCTGGGCGGTAGGCGTCAAGCTTTACTGGGACGATGCCGCTGGAGTTTGCACCACTGCTGCCGGTGCCCTCAAGGCGATTGGTCATGCGACCGAAGCTGCGGTTAACGCCGATGCTGTCGGCGTTGTGCGCCTGTCGAACTAACCGCCATGGCGAACTGGCTCAAACTGACAGCTATGGCGACCCGAACGGCCGACCGACTGTTCGGGGAGCCGGTTCGCCTTTCCTTTCTCAAAGGCGGGCAGCCGGATCCAGAGCGGGCGATCGTGGATCTGCGGGCGCAGGTCCATCTGCCTGGCGAAACCGACGTGCTTCCGGCGCGTGGGAATTCATCGTTCACGACGCACCTAGTGGGCGGCGCCGGTCTGCTAATCATTCAGAAAGCCGCCTTCGACGGCGATCTGCGGCAAGGTGACAAGGTCCGCGCTGATGCGCGCGACGGTCAGCCCTGGTTCGAAATTCTCACGGTCGACGCGAAAGGCCCTGGCCAGATCGTCGCCCAGATCTCGCTCTCCACCAAAGCGAGGCCTGCACTCTAGCTCACACCCTGATTGAGGTTTTCATGCTGACACGCATTGCGCTGCGCATTGCTGTGCAGGAAGCGCTGCGCGGCGCCACTCTCGCCGGCGACAACGTACTGGACAGCCAGTTCACGGCTCTGGATCTCGACCACGACGGCAACCTGCGCACTGATCAGGATCGGCCTTTTATCTCGGTCTACACCGATGGGGGACGTATCGGCGCCGGGAATGGTTTCCTGTCGCTGTTCGGCGACGATCCAACCGTCGAGCTGGTGATCGAGGCAGGCATGTCTGCAGCGATGATCGAGCAAGATCCGGACACTGGGGCAACCAACATAATCGGCATCGGCCTGCCCGATACTGATGCCAACATGGAAATGTCACTCGACCTGATGATGCGGCAAGTTGCTGATGCTCTGGTTTCTGAGGGCGACTGGGCGGACTTGGCGCGCGAGATCATGGGCGACGTCAAAAGCGTCGAGCGCTCGCGCATCGGCCAAAAACAAAACGGCACGCGGGTGGCGGCGCAGGAAGTAAGGATCACTGCCGGACTACTCGCCGATCCCGTCAAAGGAGCGGATCTCACCGGCTCGATCTTTGCCAAGTTTCTCGCCATGCTGGCTGGCAATTCTGATCTTCGGCTGGTCAAGGTCAAACAAACCTTCGAAACGGCGCTATCGGGCACGGCTGCTGACTGGCAGCTGGTGCAGCGAGAGCTGGGGCTGACGAATAGCCAGTCAGTTGCGCTCGGCGGTCAACCGTTGGCCACGTCTGACGGCGAGGACCCCGCGACACTGGAAACCGTCTCAATCGAGGTCAGCCCCTCATGATCTCGGAAATCATTGCGCAGCGCGCAGATATCGAGCAGCTCAAAACACTGTTCGGGCGATCGCTGAAGGTGGGGCCGGTAGAAGTAGTCGATGCGGAAAGAGGTTTCCGCATCAAGCTGGGCGAGGGCCAAGGGGGAAAGCCGTATCTTTCGCCCTTCTATCCGCATCCGGAGTCAGGTGGAGCGACCTCGACCTGGGCGCCTTTGAGCAAGGGGCAGATTGTTGGGATCATCAATCCGGGCGGCGATGCTCGCCGAGGGGTGCTTCTGCGGGGTGGGTTCTCGGATGAAAACCCCCCACCGAGTCAGAGCCTCGAAGAGAACGTCTATAGCTTCAATGGCGTCACCATCACGGTGCGAAGCGGTCAGCTGATCATCGCGATCGGCGATGTGACTTGGACGCTCAGTGGTGACGGCGAAGAGCAGATCGGCGGCAGCAAAAGCCATGACGGTATGAACGTCGGCAAGGATCATCGCCACCGGGACGTCATGCCTGGCCCAGGCACCACTGGCGTGCCGCTGCCACTCTGAGGAAGAAGGCTGATGAAACAGATCTACTTGGTGGCCGCTGGCGTCGAGAAAATAAACGGCGTCGACGTGCCGAGAAGTCGCCGCATGTCGCTGACGAAGGCAGAGGCGCTTTTCGACCTCGCCCATGGTCGACTGTCGCTGGCGCCGACACGAAAATCACGGAAGGTGAAAAGCGATGGGCGGAATTGATCGCCGCACCGGCCGGCCGATCGACAACTATTCGTCGGCCCTGCAATCGGTGGAAGTCATCTTCACTACCCGGATCGGCGAGCGCGTCATGCGCCGCCACTTCGGTGCTGGATTGATTGAGCTTCTCGGGCGGGCAACGACGCTGCGCCTGTTCGAAGCTTGGAAGCTGTTGATTGCCGTGGGCATTGACCTTTGGGAACCCCGCTTCCGGGTTCGCTGGGTTCGTGTCAACGCCACGGCAGACGCCATTCGGCTGGGCCATGCCGGCATTGAAGTCGAGGTTGATTGGCGACCTCGCGCGCATCTCGGCGACTTCACCGTCGAGGGGCAAAGACGCATTCGTATCACGTCGATCGGCAGCCGTGCCGTGGTGACCTAATCGGGGCAGCTCAAGCATGTACCAGTGGGATGAAACATCCACCATTGACCTCTCGCGCATTCCGCTGCCGGCAGCTATCGAGCTGCTGTCGTATGATCAGCTGCTCGACGGCTTTAAAACCCGGTTCCTGCAGTATTGGGAAAGCGCGAGAGTATCGGACCCTACCCTGCCGGCATACGACGTTGGCTCACTGGAAACCGATCCGGCTATGATCGTGGGGCAGGCTTTCGCCTACCTGCGAACGCTTGACCGATCTCGCGTGAACGACGCGGTGCGCGCCGTCCTGGCGCCACTCTCGGCAGGCACCGATCTCGACAACATCGCTGCCGGTCGAAATATCGAGCGCCTGGTGGTGGTGCCGGCTAATCCTCAAACAGGGGCGCCGGCGATACTCGAAGGCGATGCAGCGCTGTTGCGCCGCTACCTTTTGAGCTTTGCCAAGCCAGCTGCAGGAACCCGCGACCGGTACTTGCTGGAAGCTTGGACGGTTTGGCCGCAAAGCGATGACAAGCTGCACGGGCTGCTCGATGCGCGGGTGAACGGACATGCCGTCCACGGCCGCCGAGGCGACACTGATGTGGTGATCATCGGCCCAGGCGGTCGCCTGCCGACTGAAGGCGAGCGCGCGGCGATCCAAGGTGTGGTTAGCGCGCCTCATGTGAAACCCGAAGCCGTCTCTGTTGCGGTGCGCGCCGCAACCCAGCGGTTCTACTCGGCTCAGCTGGTGCTGGAACTTCCCAGCGGCCCTGACCCGGATCTGGTTCGTGCGGAGGCTGCTGATCGGGTCCGCAAAACGGGTCACGCTCGCATGATTGTCGGGGGCGAGGTGCCCGAAGGCCTTATTGCGGGCGCCGCTTACGGAACGTCTGTGATCAAGGTGCGAGATCTGGCGCCAGTCGTAATCGAGCCCGACCCGTACACAGTGCCGATCCTTAATGGGATCAACATTGCGATTGAGGTGCGCTGATGGACGCGAGCAATCTCCTGCCCGGCAACTCCGGCATTTGGGAAAGCGCTATCGCTGCAGGTATCGGCGATGAACTGCCCGTGCCGATCCGGCAGATCATGGATCCGCAGGTAACGCCGGCTGCTTTCCTGCCGTTTCTGGCGGCACACCGATCTGTAAAGCTCTGGTTCACGGACTGGGCCGAGCAACGCAAGCGAGACATGGTCGAGCAGGCGCCACAACTTGCCGAGCTGATCGGCACCCACCAGGGTGCTGTTCGCTTCCTCGGTTTTGTCGACGCTGAAGTGCTGGACACGATCTCCTACCCTGCACGCTTTGTGTTCGGCCAGTCAGCGATCGGCGTCACGCCCATTGATCATCCGCCCTTCAAGGCCCGGTACTTGGTTCGCGTCACTTTAGATCGGCGAGCTAATTCGCTGATCTTCGGTCGATCGGCGCTTGGGCAAGCCAGTCTGCGCCCGGTCGATCTCGAACCGATCCGGCGCGCCAAGCTGGCGCTGCAGGTCGCCCGTGCACCGGAAGCCGAATACGTCGTCACCTTTGCGTGGCGGCGCCCCATAACCGTCGGCGACAGCATCGCGGCCGACGGATCCTACAAAGTCGGCGGCTTCGATAACCGCGAACGATTGTGAGAGCCAATGAGCAACCGTCTAGTTTTCACCGATTCCGAGATCGCGGATCCGGAGCATTTCACTCAGGTGGGCGAATTTGCCCAGGGCGCGACCGATGCTGTCGTCGGTGGCGCGATTGCCTGGCCCGCCCATTGGGCGCGGATCACTGTTGCCGCGACTGCCACACCCGACGTTGTGCGGATCTCGGCAGGTGAATACCATGCCGGTCCAAAGATCTTCGCGTCGAGCGATCCTATCGACGTCAACCTGCAGATCTACAAGCCAATCCTGGTCAGCGACGAACATTGGATTGCCTTGATCCTGCGCGGCACCGAGCAAACCGTGGCTGCCAACGTCTCGGTGGAAACCAGCGAAGAGCCACTCAACTCTTCGGTGCCAGTAGTTATGTCACGCCCTAAGCGCGTCAGCCGCATCATGTCGGTGATTGTGCAGCAAGGCACGGTGCAACCCGCGCCGGCCTTGCGACCTGCAATCAACGAAAACGACTGTTGCATCGCCTTTGTGCGGCTCAAAACCACTGGTGTCGTCGAGATCGTCGCCAACGAAGCGGGCCGCGTTAAAACCGTGTTCGAGATCGATGGGCGGCTCACGGCTGTCGAGCTGCTGATCGAAACAATTATCGAGAGCATCGCGACGATCCGCACGGATCTCACCAACATCGCTGCACAGCTTGGCAACGTGCCGAAGCCTGCTTTGATCGCCCAGGTCGTGCGCGACACCGCGCGCCACAACCAGGCGCTCAACATGCCGGAAGAGGCACGCAACTATTGGTTCGACTGGGCACTCGTGCCCGACGAATGGGACACGGACAATCCGGCCGCCTTTTTCCGGATCGACGAAGGTGTGCGGTTTGGGTTTGCAACGAAGCGCGACGCGCAGTTGCGATTGCTGGACAACAACAATCCAGCCATGAAGCTCTTTTCAAACCGGCTGGCTTTGCCGGCTTGGACAGAAGTGCCTCGCATCACCTCACCGGAAGGGGCGGGGCGGCAGGATCTGGCCAACACCGTGCACACGACGGTCACCGCAATTGAGCGTAAGGTGACCCATCAGCGGATCCGATATGGTGAGACAATCACCGTCTGTGAAAATCGGGCGGGTTGGGAGAGCGCAAATCTCAAGGATCGTCGCGCCGGCGAAACCTTCAAGGTCAATGGGGTCTCGTATGTGAAGGTCGGCGTCACCAACAATCCTTGGAATAACGATCCGCGCAGCGAGGGCGGTCACAAGGAAGTAGCCGTGCGGCGGGTCATCAAAGACACGTACACCACGACCTATGTCGACTATAACACCGAGCAAGTGGGGCTCTCTGGCGCCATTTTCGGGCAGACGTTCCTAACGTCGCAACTGATGGTATCGACCTCGATCGACTTGTTCTTCACACGTGTTGGAACGGTCGGCGATGTAACCTTGGTGCTTTGCGAGATCAATGCCGCAGGCGCTCCGGACTTCGAGGCCGTGTTGACCAAGGTCACGCTGGCACCGTCGGATTTGTCCCTAGGCTGGGTCAAGTTCTCCTATGAGCCAACCTTGCTTGATCAAGGCAGGCACGCCTGGTTTACGGTGACAACCGGCAACCACCAGATCGCAATGAATAGTGGCAATGCCTATTCGGGTGGCTCGCGGTTCGTCTCGACTGACGGTGCCTGGGCGCAGGGCTCAACAACGGAAGATTTCGCCTTCCGGGTCAACGCCGCCAAGTTCTCGGCGTCGCGCACAGTAGTGGAGTTCGACTCCATTACGCTGGAAGGTGGAATGAGCGAGATCGACATGATCTATCAGGCGTGGGAACCAGCTGCGACCCGCCTGGTGTGGGAAGTGTCGCCCGTTGGAATGGACGTTTGGTTCCCTCTGGATGATCGGGATCCTAACCCTCTTGCTGGCTTGCCGAACCAGGTGCGGCTGCGCGCTACATTCCTCGGCACAGAGGACGTGCAGCCCGCCATCAATCTGGACACCTATGCCCGCGTAATCTCCGGCCGGCTTCGGCCTGACATGAGGGCTTTGACCGAGCAGATTGATTTTGGCTTCGCCACCACGGCGGCTTCGCTGGTCATCAACATGGATAACTTCGATCCGGTGCAGCACTCGATCGACGCCAAGCTGGTGGTCAATGGTGGATTGGTCAACGCCGCCAGCATCACGCCGACGCCTGACCCGGCAAAGCCGGGCCGGGTCAAGTTCGTTTGCAACTACACGTTTGCCTCGGCCACCTCGGCCGTGGTGCGTGTCAACGTCGAAACTGACGACGTGATCAACGTCCCGTTCGTCCAAGATATCCAGTTGAACGGCTTCTAGGAGGCAACACCATGAGCGAACAGGCATCGGCTCCCTATGAGCCGGAAACGATCTACCTGGTGCAGCTTGCCCGGCCGGTGAAGGTAGGGCCATTCAAGTACCTGCCCAGGGAAAGGCCCCGCCTCACCGGGCAGCACCTCAACCTGTTGATCGAGGAGAATGGGGCTGATGCCGTCACCTCTGCCGAGCCGGTCTAACGGTTACCTGGTCAATTCCGACAACTATCTGGATCAAGCAACGCTTAATGCCGTGTTCGGCGATATTCATGAGCGTTTGCTTGATCGAGAGACGCTTGAGGCTAGCTTCCAGGCATTGATCGTCGAGGGCACAGCCGCTGCCATCAATGCCATTCAGGCTGGCATCCAGCCGCAACTGCAACCGGTCGTTGATGGGCTACAAACGCTGCTGCAGCAGATCGCTCTCGCCGAGGATGCCCTGTTGGAGCTTCAGCAAGGCGCTGTTTCGGCGGCGTCGGTCACGGAAACAGGAACACGAGTTTTCGTGACGCCCGCGCAAAAAGCTGAGATTGGGCAGCTGCGGGCTGACTATGACGAACTTGTTGAAGGCATCGGCGGGCTTTTCGAAAACGTGCTAACTACCGGCGCCGTTGGCGTTTCGGTCCAAGCATTCGATCAGTACACAGCCAAGCTGAACCAAGTGCAGCAATGGAGCAAGCCGCAACGGTCTCCTATGGTGCCCCTAGTCAGTGCGGCGGCTATCGTAATCGACGCAGATGCGGCAAATGACTTCTCGCTGGTGCTGTCTCACAACGCGGTGCTTGGCAACTTCGCGAACATTGCGGGTGCAGTTGGTCAGAAAGGGTCGGTCTACTGCAAGCAGGATGCGACCGGCGGGCGCACCCTTGGCTTCCAATCCACATGGGCGGTGATCGGCGGGGGCACTGCGCCGGCGGCACCGACTGCCGCTAACGCCGAATTCCGGATCGACTATCATATCGTGGCAGCGAACCGGACCCACTTCTCAATGGCAAAGGTGTAGCAGTGCCAGTCCTAGCCAACGGCATGCTGCTCGGCCGACTTGTCATTCCTAAAGGCGAGCAAAGCTATACAACCGCAGGGTCGTACAATTTCATCGTACCCGACGGCGTTTATAGCATTTCATTCGTGGTTGTCGGCGCCGGCGGGGGTGGCGGTGGCGGCTCTGGTTCGAACTCAGGCAATGGCGCCGGCGGTGGCGCCCTTGCCTATCGCAACAATGTGGCAGTCACGCCGGGTCAATCGATTGCGGTCGTGGTTGGTGCAGCAGGCAACAATGGCGCTAAGTCGAACGGCAGTGGCACTGCCGGCGGAAACTCATCTGTTACTGTTGGTGGTGTTTTGACCCAGGCTGGCGGAGGCAGCGCTGGTCAGTCTGCATCTGTCTCGGCTTTTGGGGGCAGTGGCGGGGCTCGCTCGGGCACTTTTGACGGTGGCAGTACCGGCAACGGCGGAGCTAATCGTTCCACAAGTGAAGGTTTGTCGGGCGGCGGAGCGGGAAATTACAACGGCACACCGCTCGCCAACACCAATTCTAGGAGCGGACCGGGCGCCTTGTTGAATGGCAGCACAGCAGGCAATCCCACCACGGGGAATATTAGTCCGGGCATGCCCTACGGCGGCGGCGGGATGGGGTGCCGCTCGGACAGTCTGTCTTACAACACCCAGCCTGGCGGCGTCGGCGCGGTGCGCATCGTCTGGGGTGATGGTCTGAGCTTCCCGAATGCCGCCGTGGTGCCCGCTTAGCAGGAGAAACTATGCTCTACGTTGAATCGAAGCCGGGGATCTTTGATCCTTGGCAAGGCGAGCGGCTGCCTAGCGGCGTGCTTCTTGCTCCTGAAAGTGCCGAACAACTCAGTGAAACCGAGCTGGTAGACCTTAAGCTCTACCTGCCCGCCGAGGCCGAGCCCATTCCGCATGGCAAGGTCAGCAACGGCATTGGTGTCAAGCGCGTCAACGGGACGGTTCGCTTTGTGCACGCCCTTGTTAGTGCACCTATCCTGACGCTCTCAGAAAGGCGTAGCACTTTGTTGCCGCGCTTGGCGCAGAAGCGTTGGGAAGTAGAAACGGGAGGCATCGTCGCCATGGGCGTTCCGGTGCGTACCGATGAAGTGGGGCAAGCTAAGCTGACCGGAGCGCTCGCCCTATTCGACAATGATCCCACTCTAGCGGCGATCGACTGGGAGGCGCAGCCGGGCGTTTGGATCACCCTTGATCCGCCGACCATCGAAGGCCTGGGTGTCCTGGTTGGACGGCACGTGCAAGCGTGTTTCAGCCGCGCTCGCGTTGTGAGCGAAGCCATACAGGCTGCCGTCACACACGCTGCCATGGATGCAGCCGAGGCCGAGATCGACCAAGGCTGGCCGGTCTAGCCATGAGCGCCTTCACCAAAGGCGGCACGATTTATCCTTTTCGTGCTGCCGACACCGATGCATGGACGTGGGCGCTCGGTGAGCCGCTTGTTTGGGAGGTGCGGGGCGCCGGCCGAGGTTTCGACCTGACGGTGCCGCAGGGCTTTGTCTCGGATCTGGGCTCCATCCCATGGTGGTGCCGCTGGGCGGTTAACCCAGCGGATCCGCAGCTCGCCAAGGCGTTCATCCTACATGATTGGATCCTGGCCGAGTTTGGCCCCGCCTGTCAGCCGTTTGCCGCAAGCCAACTCTATGAGGCCATGCGGGCGCTCGGCGCTCCGCAAGGGAAACGCAAACTGATCGCCGTCGCTGTCGTGGCGGCGATCGACGACTGGTAACAAATTCATAGATCGGCCTCTGGATAGGCCGCCAACTGCCCGGCCTTTGCGCCGGGCTTTTTTCTTTCATCTCAACTAAGGAGATCCCGATGACCGCACCGGTTTTCGGCATGACTTTTTCGCGCCCCGAAAACGAGGCGTTGCCAGCACTTGGGGCCGACTTTTCCAAGGCTCTGGTGATCGAGACTTCGGAAGATGCTAATGCCGGCACCTATCCGCTCAATACGCCGGTGCGGATCTCAACCAGTGACCCGGCAAAGATCGCGGCCCTCGGCACTGGTCTGTTAGCCGATGCTGTCAAAGCGATCGCAGCGCAGCTCGGCGGCCTCAACGGCGGCGCCGATGTGACGGTGCTGCGCGTCAAGGAAGAGGCCACCGTGGCGCTCACTGTCGCCAATATCGTGGCCGCTCTCGCGCCGACCTCGATCGCGGCAATCGCCTCAGCGACTGGCGCTACGCCGCGCCTGATCTGGGTTGGCCGTACCAGCTGGCAACCTGACGCGGACACGCCCAATCCGATCTGGGCGGCACTGCCGATCGCCTGCGAGAAACTCTTGGCCATTGCCGTGGTTGACGTCGACCCGACCGATCAGGCAAAGGCCATCACGCAACGTGAGGCCTTCAACTCCGAACGGATCCTGCCGATCGGCGTGGCAGCCCGCGTGTTCGAAGGCGTTGCACTAGTCACCCGCGCTATGGGTCCACGCATCCTCGGTCTGATCATCCGGGTCGATAATCTGTTCGAAGGCAAGCCTTTCAACCCGTTCGCCAACCGGCCGGTGCTGGGGCTGTCGGGCGTTTCGCGCAAGATCCCGTTCTCGCTACTCGACGGCTCGACCGAAGGGCAGCAGATGCTTGAAAGCGAAGTAGCAATCGTGGTGCAGGGTGAAACCGGTGTCGACGGCGCAGTGGCCGATGGCGGCTTTGTTTTCATCGGCACCGATAACACCACGACCGGCGAGCTGTGGAAGCAAATCCACCAGGTGCGCGGCGCTGATTACATCACCGTCAAACTGATGGAGATTACCCGGCAGTTTCTCGGCCGGAAGATCTATGCGGACGGTGTTGAGGCCTGGCTGAATTCGCTCAAGTTCATGCTGCGCGACCATAAGATCGACGACGATATCTTGGGCTATGACCTCAAGTTCCGCGCCGACAAGAACAGCCCGGAAAACATTCGGCTGGGCCACCTGACAGTCAATCTTGGGATTGAGCCGGTGCCAGCCTTCAAGGTCGCCAACCATGAAGTGGAGCGCTACCGCCCTGCCCTCGACGCTCTGGTCGGCGATATCATCGCCCGCCTCAACTCGGTCGCGGCTTAATCGCGCGACGCGTCATTGCTGGCCAGCGGATCTACTGGCCAGCCGAATTTGCTCAAGACATAAGGATCTGAAATGCAGCCGCTTTATCAGCTGACTGCCGTCGATGTGCGCCGGGCCGAGGAAGCCGGCACCTCGCGTGCTACTATCATCACCAAGCTTACCTTGCCTGGGCTCACCTTTGCCGGCGCCGAGCATTCGCCTGGCGGTGGCGTCCTGGCCGTCAAGTTCAGCCAGCCGAGACTCGAGGTGATCGAGCCGAAGTTCGAGGCCAAGGGGCTCGATCTCGATATCTTCCGTGGCCTGGGGCAGCAGGATCGCTGGGTCTTTGCCGGCGCCTATCGTGAAAAGCGCCCAGGCGGTGGCTCAACGGTTGGCGCCCGTGCCATCATCGAAGGTGCCGTCTCGGTCTGGGAGCCCGATGAAAGCGATCCGGCCGAGTTTCAGGGGTGCAACCATAGCTTCACCGATGTGACGCATTATGAGTTCCACCTGGGCGACAAAGAGCTGTTCTATGTCGACTTTTTCGAGCGTGTGCTGCGCGTCAACGGCGTGGACATGTTCGAGGAAGAGCGTCGGGCGCTAGGGGCGTAGCGTCTGGCTAAGGGTGTCAGTTCAACTGACACCCTTCATCCCTCAAGAGGTCCGGGCGTGGTGTCTGGCGACGTTGTCGACCTTTGCACCGGTCGGGAGGTGCATAGCCTTCAGGATCCGGCTAGAGCGGAAGCTGCGCGTGTCGTTTACCGCATAGCACCAGGCCTTGATCAAGTCGGGATCATCTTCATCCAAGGCCAGAACATAGATATCTCGATCGGTAATTTCACTATGCCGATCAGAATACTCAATCCGGTATTCGCGGAAGGCGCCTCTTGGGCTCGCGGGGTTGCGGATCGGGTAAGACGCAGGCTCGGGTGTTGAGCGGCTCGCCTGGCTGGGCTGCGCAGTTTGCTGCACCTTTGGCTTATCTGAGGGCACGAGCAGTTTGGTCAGGCCCCATGCCGGCGGCCCTAGCACCAGGCCAAGCATGATCTTGGCACCTAGATCCAGCCGAGGGTCAAAAGCACCGAAGATGAAAATTAGAAACGCGATCGAGTTGATCAGAACGGATAGGCGTCGGCGGAACGCGGCCATTATTTTTTGAGTGCCTGTTCGACTAGGCGCCGGATGGCTTCAGGTCGACCGGGCAAGTCATCTGCTCGCCGCCGCCATTCGTCGACTGCTTTCAGTTGCTCTGGCGATAATCGGACCATAACGGGCGTCGACTTCTCTTCTGACACTTTGCTATCCTGATATAAAAATATTGACATGTACTTTGATAGCCTGATATCAAAACATCGCGCCGACGGGAAGCTGGAAACTTCACGTCGGCGCTAACCGAAACCGATCATGTGAGGATCGATATGGCTGAAAAGCTTCATACCACGCGGCGTGCCGTTCTGTCAGGCCTTGCCGCAATGCCACTCGCCGCTATACCGCTCGCGGTAGCGCCAGCAATAGCTGACGATGCTCAGGCTCGATACAAGCACCACCTTGAAGGGCTGAAACAGGCAATCCGCGATTTGTCGCCGAGCAGGGTCGAATTCTGCAAAGACATAGACGACGAAACGGGCCTGATGTCTCACCTGATGGTCATCCAAGCGAAGTCGCTAGTATGAGCGCTGTGCAGAATTTCATCTTTGACGATGACCAGCCTCATGGGCTGCGGGTTGTGCTCCGCCGGGATGATCCCTGGTTTGTCGCAAAGGACATTTGCGCAGTTCTTGAGATCACGAACGTCTCGCAAGCGACCGAAGCCTTGGACGACGACGAAAAGGCTGCTGTATGTTTAACATATACCAGCTCGAACGGCGTCGAGCAGGGCCGCGATACACTGATTGTTTCAGAAGGCGGTCTTTACACTCTGATCCTGCGTTCACGGCAAGCGACCACGCCGGGCTCGACAGCGCACCGGTTTCGTAGATGGGTGACGGGCGAGTTGCTGCCGCAGATCCGTAAAACCGGCAGCTACCGTCAAACCGACGACGCAAACAATTGGGACTGGGAGCAGATCGGCCTTAAGCTCCAGGTGGTCAAAGAAACGCGGCTCACCCTCGGTCGAAAGGCTGCAGCCGCAATCTGGGCCGAGATCGGGCTGCCGATCGCAGGTCTACAAGCTGTCGATCGTACGCCTGCAACACAGGGCGTCGATTTCGTACAGCAGTTTCTCGCCGACTGCACTGTCGAGGATGGCAACGGCCATGTGCAGGCGCGAATGCTCCATCAGCGCTATGCTGAATGGGCAAGAGAAAACGAAGCGCCCGCAATGACTGAGCGAGCGCTTGCGATGTGCCTAGATGCGCTCGGTGTCGAGAAGAGCAGAGGTCGGGTTCACACGTACCTTGGGATTCGTCTCAAGCACATAAGCGAGTTGATGGCCTAGCCGGCAATCCATGCTGGATCGATCGGCTGTCCATAAACTGCCTCATATAGGTTGGTGGCCTGCGAGCGCATCGTCGCATAGCCAATGGCGTCAAGCTGCTCGAAGCAAAGGTCGAGGTTGGCCTTGTCGCTCCCGTCAACCATTGGGCTGCCCGAAGCCAAAATAACGATGCGCCATGCGCACCCAAGAGGCTTATTAGGAACGATTGCGCCATCGCATCCGCTTATCAAGCAGTAGGCTAC